GCATTGAATGTCCGCCAAAACTGCGTGAAGCGGTCAACCTCTGTGGCAACAGCGAACTGATTGAAGATGTACTTGAACTGCGGACGGTTCGTGGTGTAATTGGGGGTGTTCTGAATGTTGATACTTGCGATGTCAATGACTTCTTGCAACACAGCACCGATAGCAGAGGGGAATGTGCAGTCAACCGGGTACTCGGCAGTAGTGGCTCCAAGTGTAACCGTGCTTGTGACCGTTGCAGCAACCGCTGTTGCCTTGTAGTCCAAATCAGTTCCAGTAAATCCCGACACATAGTTCCCACTCGCATACGCATCCCATGTCGTGTTGCGGGTGTAACCAAGAAGACTAGCCTCAATGTATGACAGCATCCAAAGAAGATTTCCCCTTACGAAAGGAGAAGCCCCCGTGAGTGTCACCAAAAGAGGAATGGCGTGTGGAGCATCATTTACTGTAGTGCTTGGCAAAACGCAGTTCCAAGGCACCGGATTATCCGCCAAGTAAGTAAGCGACGGTGTAATGTATGTTGTATAAGCTGTCTGAAAACTAGTCAACCAATTACCAGCGCGACCGATGCGATTGAGGTTCAAATAGAACAGCCACTCTGCCGTGAGGTTAGGATCAAAGTTGGACGTAACAATCTGCCCGAGATTGACAAACTCCACCAGCGTCCTCTGCAAGTCCGTGGGGTCTGTAACATAACGAGTTTGGGGCACCACGCAGACGATGTTGTCTTGATACGTGGTAGAAGGCATCTGATAGTTGGAGATAATCGTAGAGGGGTCAGGCACTGAGCCCAACATCGAACTATTCACATTGAACGGCGTAGCGTCGTTGTATGCTTCATCTGCTGGAGAGAGATAATTGGGTGTCGCAATAGTTCCCTGCATCAAAGATACATAAGCCGGGTCAGCAAGGTTCTGCCCTGTCGGGGAAATCGTCCCACTCAACGGCGGGGCAATCAAAGTTGTGCCAAGGGTCAACCCGCTATATGTTGTAATGCTTGCTGGTGGTGTCTGAGACGTAGGGCCTGTAGTGGCTCCAGTGCTTGTACTAGGCGGGGACGGGCTTATGAAAATACAGTTGCTGAACTGAAAGTTGGACAACAAAGAAGGAATGGCGTTCAGGTTGCTGAGTGACCCCAAGCTTTTAATCGTGTTGAGAAGAATGTTGAAAGAAGTCAGAGGAGCAAAGACGACCCCATTCCAATGCCAGATCGTATCCTTAAACTGCGACCCGAGATAATTTGGAAGTGAGGCAAGCGAAGGCAAATGCCAATTACAAATTTGCTGTAGAAGATTTGCCAATGAGTTGAGATTCTGAGACACCAAACTCAACATACTCGACTCTATGCCCTTAAGTATAGCGATGTTCTGGTTTACCGCCAGAATGAGATTGGTGATTTCATTCTGGAATGTGTTGATGTCTCTGATGATTGTGCCGGAGTCGATGGCGTACTTGATAGCTCTAGCAGGATTCGACAACTGCCCGTTTACCGCGAGAGAGTTCATGCGAGTGTGGGTAAGAATTTGCCGCATGAGTTCTTTTTGTTTCTGAGCCAGCCAGTGTTGTGCGTCTGCGATATTCCGCTCAACGAAACGACCTTGCTCCATCGCTTGATGGTAGAACTGTTCAATCTCAGGGTCACCGAGCGGGTTTAGACGCTGCACCGCGCCCTTGGCTTTTATAGGCCAAAGTTCGGCGGCTTGCAAACTCGGTGGTAGACCTGTGCTCGACATTATTGGTTGTCCTTCTCCTGCCCCGGCTTGAGATTACGCACCGCCAGTATCACCGGCAGCACTGCCATCAAAAAGAATCCCACGATTGCAAGCAAGTCTCTCATTAGCTGTTCTCATCAGACTGGTAGAGTCCTTGATTGTTCACGATGTCAGGGGCTTCATTAGTAAGCCGCGTCAACGCAGAGTGGATAATCTTCTGAGCCGAAAACACTTGGTCAGTCTTCGTAATGTGCCGCCATGTGGTGCATTCAGTGATGAAGTCCCCTGTGCATAGATACTGGAAGTTCCCCTTATGCGTAATATCTATGTCCCCGTTAATCTCCAAACGGAGGGCCTTCCCTTGCTTGTTCGGCTGAATGGTTATCTCAGCACCGCCAGCTAATGCCGCAGTGATGGAGCGCCCATAGGTGTCTGCACCAAGAGCCGTCACTATACCACCAAGGAAGTCAAGCAACAGGGATTGACCATCTTTATTCGCTCCGACTCGTAACAGAATGTCACGCACCGCGTGCAAATCTACAGATAACCCAGTTGCATCTGCATTCGATACCGGCATTCCGCTCCAAGCATAGAATCCCTGAATCTCAGGCATCTGTGGAGTTCCAACTTGCGTGAGGTCATTGAACCGATACGTGGCATCTCCCGAAGGTGTATACACCGGGCGTCCGGGCGAGTGAGAATCAATACGATTCTGACTTGTCACTGGGTAAGCCGTCTTTCCTTGACCATCCTGATAACCATTTACCAAGTGCTTACGAAGCACTGAAGGGTCACGAGCGCCCACACGGGCGACGAGACCACCATCCAGCCCCATACGCAGGGAGATATTCTCCATGCCGGTCTTGTTGGTCAAAACTCCAGCATCTCCAATTCCAAACTTGGGGGCTGTCCAGTAGTTGAGTGAACGCTTCTGTACCTTATCCCCTTGACTGCGAGTCTGTGTGAGGATTGAACGACCTCGGTCAGGAAGGGATGTGTCATCAGCCCCGAGGCGGATAACTGTCTGACCGAGAGCCTGAAGGTCAATAGCGTCTTCCTCATCCCGGTTCTTGCCTACAACCAGCTTCAGAGAGCCCACAAGATGCCCTTCCAGCGACCGGCCAGCCCCATGGGGGTGTTCGTATCCACCAGCCAGCGGGATGTTCTCCTTGGGCAGCGTAGCCCCAACCTCAAAGGATGTGAAGCCTTCCTTAGTCACATCCCAACGAGTCGTGTTCTGCTCATAGGGGAATCTCAAAGAGAGGGTGGAAGCGGCTAGTCGCGCCTCAGCATGGTCAGCAGAATCGACCACCGGGAGATACCCCGACTCGAAGTCAGCACCAAATCTTCCAAGCTGTGTGTATGGACTGAGCACTGGCTTGAGCACCTTGCCATACGTGCTTTTGTCAAAACGGTTGTACCCCACCAATGTTCCCGAGGCACTTTCTACAATGAATCCACGACGTTGGGGTGTGATGCCCTCATTAAGTGTTGGACCAAGTGGTGTGCCGGTACCTTGAGGGCTGTCATAGCTCTGGTTAACCAAATAAGTTTCACTGTCGTATGAAATCCCACCGACAGATTGAATCGTAGTTCGTTGCCAAGGGTCGGCTGTCGTACCCAACACAAAATCCAAAAGGTCTTCTTGAAGAATCTCAGGCGGCATTGGGTAATCCAAAGCGTATTCCTGCACACGAGTCGTATTCTCCGCGAAAGGAATTACATCCTGCTTACCGCTGACATAACGGTCGCTAGGTTGAGTTCCCGGCTGAAGATAGACCGTGTAATCTTTAGAGCCGTCCGGGAGAGTCACTGGAGTGACCCCATCCGCATCCGGGCGGCTCACCGAACCTTGAAACACAAGGCCGGAATCTGTGTAGGTGACTCGACGCCCCGTAATCTGAGTCCATTGACGACGATGAATATTGAGCCAGTCCCGGCTCATGTCCTGTGAGGCTTTGTCCCATCCGCCATCTGTTTTCTCTGTGTAACCCGAGGACATGGAAATAGAGTGCTGACCGGGGTATGCTTTCCGAAGATTGCCACGCTTGCGAACATTGTATCCCGGTGTGTTGTCCAGTAGTCGGTAACCAATGGTATCTCTTGCCCGTTGAATATCAGTAAGGATAGGTGTAAGAAGGGCGACCTTCATGTACCCCTTCGTGTACTGGATAGGAACGCAGAGATAGGTTGCCCCCTCTTCAGGCATAGTTATGTCGGTGGATTCGGTGGAGTTTGAGACGCAAGAGATAACCGATATATCTTGCAGGTTTGAGTTTGTTCTTGAATCCTGTAGGGTGACAACTCCGCGCTCCCAGTCAACACTGAGGACAGTAGCTATGAACACCTGATATGCTTCCTCCGCCGTACTCGTAGCGTGAAGCTGGTCACGGTAGTTCATCGAATTGTTGTTGACTAGTGCCATGTATTATTTGTCCGTAATGGCTGAAGGTGCGCTCTCAGCGGTAGTGCCCACCACCGAAGGGTTGTTTTGTATCGTGCTGAATACGAATGCCTGAGCCTGTGGTGTGCTAGTTGTCGTGCCAACAACATTCGGATTGTTTTGTATCGTGGACACCAATTGAGAGGCTAGGCTCAACGAACTACCAGACTGCGGGGGCGTGTTGCCTGTGAGGAACGTGAGCACATTACTATCGGTGGTCAACTCAGACTGGGTTATCAGAAGACTGTCTGGTTGCATGTTGTTCAGAATATTAGCTTGTTTATCCCCCGGCTTCGGCGTTTCGATTTCAAACGATGTGGACGAAGCCACCAAATTCGACACGTTAGCAAGAGAATTCAACTGACTCTGCAAGGTCGAGGAAGAGTCAACAGCATTCGGTGACCCAACGCCAGCAAACAAAAATGTCTGCTTTGTATCTGTAATACTCTGTGTTTCGTCCGAAGTAGAATGTAAAACCAACACGCCTCTGTGGGTTTCACGTTCCGCCTCCACTAGACTCTTCCACCGCCCCCACGGGAACGGCGTTATTAACTCATAACCCCCCTCGTCTGTATATGGCTGGGTTCCAATAATTTTTTGAAGGTATCTCACATCCACCCCTCGGGTGCCCGGTCCCCAATTCGTCGCCGAGAAGAAGGGCTTACCCTGCGTAATAACTGTCGGGCTAAAAGTTTGAGTGGGGGTAGTAGAGGACGTAGATTGCCCAGTGCTCCCAGCCCCGGTTGACGTTTGCGCGGCGTCGTCTGCTGTAGCAACGTCATTTTGTACCCTGAAGCTTTTGGTTCTTGTATCCGCCTTGGTTCCAAACGAGGTTCCATACTGCGATTGCCGTGCAGATATGACAGCCATATCATTCGAGTAAATTGGTTTGGCATCCGGTTGCAGTTGGGTTGCCGGGATGTTCAGCAAATTGGCATTTGAACTTGCCGATGGAAACCCGTCATTGGTAATTGATGATGGACTAGAAGAAAAAATACTGGTTTGAGAATTCGTAGTTGAGGGGGGCTCCGTCCATTGCATGACAAGATTCGGTTGAGTGGTGTAGACCACTGGTGGATTTGTATAGATTGTCTGATTCTGACCTGTTGTCTTGACCGCAGGAAACACTGGACGCTTACGAAGTGTGTCCAACATAATGCTCATGGTCGCAGCACCCCCTTGAGAATAAGAGATGCTGATGGTCTTGATGTACCCATACATATCCTTATGTGGCAGGTACATGGGGAACCCCAAACGCAATTCTGGCCGCAGAGGGATGGTTAAATTGTATGTACGCCAGCCACGATTAGCCCGATTCAATTCGCTAACAGCATAGGTGTAACATGCAACCTTATCCTGAAGCCCCAGCCATGTAACTGTACGTGCAATTTCTTCTCGCAAACCAAAACGCGCCATTTTGGGAATATCAATGTGTTGAATAACCGGGCGTAGAAGAGCAGTACCCGCATCCGGGATCATCGGCAAGTTAGGTAAGAGAGATGGTTGAACAGTCACACGAGTGGCTTTGATGGCTTGTTGATCCTCCGCCTCCGACTCAGTTTCAATTTCACTAAGATGTACAACAAACGGGTTGGTGTTGTCGGTTATCTGTGTATCATTGAGCGCCCCCGTTCCAGTTATCGCCGCTGACTGCGCTGCCATTGTCCCCCGAATGTTAGTCACATCAAGGTTGTAAAGAGGCGGTTTGAAAATAACTGTTCCATCGAGGTCTTGAAACCCCTCATAACCAATCAACTGCACAATCGTACGAATGCGTTCCAATCGAGACGTGACACGACCATTGGTCAATTGAATCTGTCCAATGTTCATATCAGGAAGGTAGCCTCGAATCACATCTACGTAGTAATCGGGGTTAGAGACATTTTGTGCCAACAAGGCGTGCTGTGTGTCTCTCGCTGTCTGTAAATTGGGGGTTGTATCCCCATCAGCATCCTGATAGGTCTGCGTGAAGCCGTTAATGTCTTGTGGCAACACTGACCCCGGCCTGTAACCAGTGATGTGAACTTCCTTACGAATGTTCTCTATGATTGGTTGCCACTTGTTACAATAGCCAACCTTAACTGCCTCTGCCCACTGCTGTGATACCCCCGACACTCCTGTCTGTTGAATAGCATTCAATTGAAACCCTTCGAAAGTGATGCCGCGAAGGAACGTATCCGCGAGAGCCTCATAGGGGTTCATGTTGGCTTGATTGGTTGCATACGGCTGTACAAGACGCTCAGAGTTGCTCAACAGCGCGGGGGCTTGGTCGATGTACATGTACTCAAGCAAATGCAGAACCCCCAAACACTGTACTGAAATCTCCAGAAACATGCCAGTATCTGTGTGTGCCACATGCGATGAGAGTCCTTTGAAAACTCGATGATAGATGGTGTTCCCGTTACTCGATGCAAAGTAGCCCTTAGCAAAAATCTGAACCTCCATCATCGACTCAATGAGGTTGTTACCTCCCGGCGTCTGAAAAAGATATTTGGCATGATTGGGAACCTGCAACGTGAAGTTTCCAGATGGAACCAAATTGTCCACATCATAGGACGCGGAGAAATTCTGCACGTAGTCATTGAAACTGACAAAGGTGTAGGGTTGCCCTTGAGTAGTATTTGTTATGTAGGGATTGAGCAAGTAAGTCTTACCGTCCAAGTAGACAATGAGGTCCGGGCAGGTCTTAATTATTTCACGCTCCTGCACAGTCTGATTCAAATTACGAATCATGCCGTCAGTAGAAGCGTCATTGTATGTTGTCTGCGATGAATCAGCCATGTAACTCTCCAACCTATGCCGAAACGGGGTTGCTCACGCCCGAAAAGAAAGACGGGGGGTTCATAGGCACCACCGGCTCTAAATCATTTGCGTTAGCACCCACAACAGCCGGTGCTTGACCCGCTGCTCCAGAGCCAACTGCCGCCGCAGCGGCGGTGGCCTGAGATGCTCTAAAAGCAAGTGCCGAGGGCGCGTATTGAGATAATGTGTTATTGGTCTGAATGCTGCTATTCTGACCCACCACGACCGGGTAAGCATGACCACGTTCCACATTATTCTCAATGCTGCCCCAGTAGGGAGAGGTCGAACGATACTTTTCTCTCCACACAAAGAAACTCAATGTGAAATTCAACATGAATGGCTGCGTGGCATCTTGTGAAACAGTCAAACCATCGAACATGCCGAACCAGATGAAGTTTCCATACCAGAGTTCTACATCCTGATGCATACGAATACGACGACGTAAATAGTCTGCTGCTAACGGACCCTCGTTATACTCCTCCCCCTCGAACCAATAGCCATTGTTTTCGAAAACTTCCTGAAGCTGCATCAAGTTTCTATAGGACACGGCATAGTAGCTGTACTCGTCCGTCAACCCCCGAGTGAAGTAAGAACCTGCGGAAGTTCCTTGTAGTTGCACCATGAAACAATCTTCACCCCACACACCAAACTGCCACCCACCACGAGTCAACGATTGAGTGTCCACTGTCTGACGATTGACAGTTACCGTGTGAGGGTTAATCAAGAACCTGAACTCCACCGCCTGTGTGGGATCGGGCTGTAACGAACTGGAATTCACCCCCCGGTGCGGGATACGAACCTTAATGTAATCAGTGAGCAGTCGCTTCGCTGCTGTTGACGGTGTAATGTAGAAATCTGTATCTTGAACTTTGTTCCTTTGAACTGTTAGAGAATTCCCGCTCAGTTCATTGTAGTCGTCAAATGTTCCCTGAAGTTCCGCAGCATTGACCTTTTGAGGAATCAGTCTCTTCTCAGCACGAGTGGGCAAGTACACCACGGTCGAAGTCGGTCGAATATCACTAACATCATTCACCCCTCGGCTATTAGGATTTCCAGCTTGCGCCGTAATTGGTGTCCCACTAAGCGGTAGTCCCACCAAGGGTACACTCGGGAGAATGGCAGGAGAGGTATCACCTGTCGTCACAGGGATTGTGGGGATAATCGAATTCACTGTCACGGATTCCGTAATCGGCTGACCGTTGATGGTGGTAAGAGCCCCGCTGCTATTTGTTGTAAAGTTGTTCGTAGCCATTTTTACCCCGGTATGAATTCCTGACCGATTGTTCTCTCAACTTGGAAAACGAAAGAGAAATCCCAGCTAAAGGGCTTCATCGCCGACATCTGCCATTGAAGACTTTTGAAGTATCCCTGATACACAAAATTGCGGTAGGTCATAATGACCCCACCACGAGTCAGGACATCGTTGTTTCTAGCATTCTTTTGAGCACCACTCAACCCCAAAGTCGGTGACCATGCCTGAATACTCGTCCAGTCACGGGTTTCCCCCATGTTGTCTTGATACGTCTTGTTCCAAAACCACACATTGCCATTCATCTTGAACAAAGCAAGGAATTCCATGAAAGCGTCCTGAGCGGCTACGCGAAAAGCTGAGGTCTGTGAAAAATTGGGATTATTCCTTGCTGCCGAGTTTATAGTGGCGGTGAATGAGGGGCTACCTCCTGTAGATGTAGTCACACTCTGCCCATTCGGGCCATCTACTGTAATCAAGTTGCTAAAAGAACTTGGGGTTACGCTGGCATTGCCCCCTAAGGGGGTGTTATTGCTAGTCCCACTTCCACTTGGCAAATTCAAAAACATGGAGCCCACCAACTTCTTCAAGTTGTCATTGATGGTACGGGTGCTGTAGTAATCCGTAAGACCAAACTGATTCATAAACACCCCAGTTGAACACTGTCCCTCGATTGTGTCAGCTTGCAATCCCCACATCGTGATGTGCTGCGCCGTGCGGGTGTGCTGATGGTGGTAAATATGTTTCATCGACCAATTCACACTCTTCATGGAAGCGTTCAACCTAACCTGAATCGGTTGGCCTTGCTGCCCCTTTTCAGCGAGGATGAAGTAAGTATTGTTGTGCAGTAAAACCTCAAAGGTCACAGGTTGAACCTCGGCTCTAAGTCTTGGATTTCCTGTAACCAAACCAGCATCCTGATACCATGGTTTAACGTTCAGCCCCTCTTGAATCACAATCATTGGAACCAGTGCGGTCAGGTCTACATTTTGAGCGTTGTTACTCAACGGCACATACGCTTGAGCGGTTGGTGGTATGTTGCCACCTGCGAGAGGATCAGTCATCTCACCCACTGTAGATGTATCCGTGGCTCCGCCAGCCGTTTGCCAATTTTGAACGTACGTTGAAGAAGCATAGCCATCGGGTGAACCTGTATTGTAAGCTTGCACAGCCGCTGCCATGTTGCCACCGTTGTTCTGTAGGTTATTCCCAAGTTGAGCGACCCCCTTAGTGATGTTATCAGCCATTGATAAACTAGCAGCGTCGGGGTATGTACCGCTATTCAACTGCATGATGCCATAGTCGTAAGTGCCGTTAGGGTTCTGCGGTCCGACAAGAACATTGCCATCTGGTCCAAACTGCTTTCCTGATGACTCGATTGCAACAACGGCCAAAACATCATTCACATTGAGTTGGTATTGATTCGACCCTAAACTCGCATTGTAGTTATTGACAGCGGTAGTCACCGCAGCCACATTGTTAGGCTGAGTTTGGGTGATTTGACTTACAGTCGCTGGCATCAGTACCTACCTCCACTCATTGCTTGATAGAGACTGTTATCAAACCCCGTGTCTACACCCGGCAAACCGCCTCCGGGTACTGTTTCTCCTGATGCTGGTTTTGTAGATGGGGTGGGGGGCACCGCCGTTTTAAGTGTTCCGACGTTGACAGTTTTGTTTACTTGAACAGTGGGAGCAGGGGTAGTCTGATTTGGCGCACCGGCACCTGTTGCTGGTACCTGTCCCTGTGCCGCAGCAACAGGATTGGTGTTAGATACGAACCCACCCTTGGATGCTTCATAAACAGTTTTGAGTGTTTTGTACTCCATGTCTCTGATTTCATCCCAGTGATGACCAGTTCCTTCGAGTCCTTGAAACTTGGCGTGTCCTGCCATCGACTCAATAGCATCCCTGAGAGCCAATAACTGTTTGGCGTCCGCAGCCGAGAGCATCCCGTGTTCTTTCTGCTCTTCCTGAAGTCGATTGAAATTCTGCCAAATATCTGCTGCTGTTCTATCTGGCATCGGGCCAGCAACATCTTTCCACTTATTCTGCGTGTCCAACTTAACAATCTGAGCTACAGTGGTAGCATCCATCTGTGCTTTTGTGTCTTCACCAATATGCGAAGCCTCCTCAACTGCCGAGCGGTCAGCCGCAGAGGGGTTAAGCATAAAATCCACCAACATCATGAGAGGCTGTCCAATCTTCGATAAGATGTTATCGCTGATGGTGCTGAGAAGCCCACTAATCGTGCGGGTGCCTGAGGCTATCTCTGCTGTGTTTCTTTCTTGCTCAGTTTTTTCCTCAGTATGATTGAGTTTCAACACTCTGGCTATCGGGTTGTTCGGGTCAGCCAAAAGTTCTAGGATGTCCCCGGCGTCTGTGTTTTGCTTGAGACTCTCCGTAAGTTTATCCAATGACTTGTCGTCCATGTTAGTGACAAGTTCTTTTGCCCCACCCGGTTTGAAAGCGGTGCCTGTCTTACGCAAAATTCCCTCATAGAAATTTTCTTCCTCTTGAGGGGCATTAAATGCAGCCCCCAAGCCGCCCTCTTTCATCGACTTGACTTCTTTTTCTATTGCCTCTGATGACTCGTTCAGCAAGTTCAAAGCCTTCGATGGGTCACCGCCGAATGCTTCCGTCAATTTATCCAAAAGCAATGGATTGGTTGCCAACGCCGCTGTAGGGTTAGCTATCGCCGCTCCAAAGGAAGTCTTTTGCTGCTTCAACACTTCATTCATTCGGCTGAGATTCAAAGTCATGTTACCTTCGGGCGTCTTACCAAGAACATCCATCATCGCCCCTAGTTGAACCGGGTTTCCATGTTGAGCCACAACTGCACGACCTTGAGCAGCTTGGTACTGACGCAAATAACCTTCCAGCGGCGTGGTGAATACCCCAGCATCGGCATTCGATGGCATGTTTCTCTTGAACCGAGTGTAGGCTTTCTCAACATCCCGCCCTGAATTTCTATCCAACCCCTTCCAAATATCCTCTTTATTCATACTCAAGTGTTCCATGGCTGTATCCAAACCGCTTGCCAATGTATCACTCGCGTTCCTTGCGGCCTCTTCCTGAGTCTTTACAAAGGTCGCCCTTGTTCCGGGGGATTGCATTTGAAAGAGAGCACTACGCTGTTCCAAACTGGATTTGTCCTCAGTCAACGCGCTCACATCTTCTTTCAACTGGTCGTATGTGGAAGTTCCCGCAGACCCGAGCATACGGAGGAGGCTAGTGGTGGTTTCTATGGACTTGTTCATACTGCCAAACTGGTCAGTAATATCGTCAATGAGTTGAAGATACTTAGTGGTGGAGATGCCAGCCGCGTGGATGTCTTTGCCAATGGTGCGGAAGAAATCCTGCGTACCAGTTAGGGTCATCTTGTAAGTCTGAAGCATCTTCATTACTTGCTTCGTACCCTCAACATCAGTGAGGCCAACCTCGCGTGCTTGTTTGAATACGATGTTCCCAATATCTCCTACACTACGAGGATTGCCTTCAAAAAATCCCTTTGATGGTCGAGCAAGTTCAGCCAACCCGGCTCCCTCTTCTTGCATAGTTTGAGCAACCGCCATTTGACGTTCTGTAGTGATGTTGTGCGCGTTCAAGCCATAAGCCATCAGATTTTGTCTGACATTCATTAAGGCACGACCGCCGCCCACACCGGCTGTAAATATTCCGGCTTTGCCAAGGTTCTTTTCAGTCTCTTGATTTTGTTTTGCTACCTTGTCTACCAAATCCCCAAGAGCCCCAACTGCGGCCATACCAATACCCACAGGACCGGCCAGCTTTTCAATCGCACCGAGTCCCATATCTGTGGCACCATGAGCAAGACCAGTGAACACATTACCGCCGCCCTGTGCCGCCAGACCAGTCACCGCTTTAGATACAAAACCCCCACCGCCTTCTTCTTGCTGGCTCTTAAGTGCCATACTAACTAGCTTGCGGTTCAACCACCCGGATTTCTCCCCACCATGACCCTCAGTAAGAGTGTCGGCGATAACATCTCGAACTTCCTTAGACTTCCATTTCTTAGGGTCAATCCGTCCTTGCTCATCGTGAACATCAATACCCGCAGCGTGTAACCGAGCCATGATATTCGCGTTTTTATCTCTGTGCGTCCTCTTGTGTCCAGCTTTTACTTCAGCAAGTTCTTGTCTTTTCTCATACGCGGCTTGCGCTGTTCGATGTGCCTTCTCTACACGACCGGAGCCCCCGCCCAAAACTGCGTTCATAGCCATGATTTTCTGGTTGACACCACCAGTCTTAACCCGCTGTGTAATCGCGATTGTTCTATCCTGAATGACCTTCAGAATATCTGCGACTTCCCGATACTCATCTTTGTTACTCTTGACCTTAGCGTTGAAGTCACTTTGATGGCGGGAAAGGAGCCTCTCACCATCTGAACATTTACGAATAGCAATGTGAAGGTCATTCATTTCTCTCTTCGTGAGATTTCCACTTTTCGCTAACCGCTCTGCTTCTTCCCTCATCGTGCGAAGCTGCTCCCCCGCCTTCTTAAAGGACAGGGTTCCAAGGTTAGCCCCCAATTTCTTGGCCTCAGTAGTCAACACCCTCAACCTATCCCGAGCAGTACCGATATACTTAACCAAGTCTTCAGCACTAGTCGCGGCCCCCGTGAACTCTTCAGCCACAGTCTCAGCAGTTCCTGCAACTTCGCGCATAACCTTCAGCACGTCATCCCAAGTACCTGTCTGTTTGTCAATTGATTGACGAAGGGCTTCCATAGCAGCATTCAAACGCTCAGGAGCATCTGTCGCTTGTTGTGGGGCATTACCAGCTTCGCCGGGGGCTTGGTCACCGATTGGCATTACTCAGTTCCTTCTTCCTTTTCAACCTCGAACAACTGCCGTACTGAATCAGCAATAACTTCCTTGCTGGAATCTTCAATCTCCTTCAACACAGTGTCCATAAACCGGCGCTCGACTTCAGTCATGATGGTAGATTCCGGGAACTCCGATTGATAACGCTTCTCAATCTTTTCAGAGTGAACCATGGCAATTTTCCAAAGAGTCTGCACCAACTCCTGACCCCAACCCATGATGACGTTGCGGAGCACAATTTGGATGTCCCGATTAACGCCGTCTGCATCCTTGATGACTACCCCCCTCTCCCGGAGAACCCGGATGTCCATCCCATCAATCCAAGAAATAGAACGCGAGAGAATTTCAACTCGGATGCGTTGAACCCATGCGTAGCCTTTGTACTCTTCGGCGGAAACCAAAGCCTTGATTTCCTCATCCGTGGGCATGTTGGTGATGCGAAGCCGGACCTTTTTTCCGTTCCCACTATTGAACGTCAAGACCTCTTCGTTTTCTTCGATACCAAAGCCCCGAAGACCAGCTATAATCTCTTCAATCGAGAGTGGTGGGGTTGGTGTGTCGGCGACGACCGTCGTCTGATCCGCTGTCATTACCACTGGCTCATTGGAAGAAACCGTTGGGGTGGCTTCAATTTTCTCAGAGGGTGCTACATAAACGTTATCCATAAATCTCCTGTTTTGTTGTTGTTACAATTAAATTCTCATAAAACTAGCCAGAATCTGTGTATTTCCGGTATACTATGGGTGAGGAGTTGACCATGAACCCACAAGATACGTTCTACCGGACGATGAATGTGGTGACCGCTCCGCTTCGGTTCCTCATCACTTGCATACAGACCCTGATTTTCATCGCATTGGCAACCTTGGCGGCTATAGCGTGGCCCCTCATTCTGTACATCAAGGGAGAGCCGGTCACCCTCGTTTCGTTCATAATTTCTGGTTTGGCGTTGCTTGCCATCTTCACCCTCTTCTACACCCCCGGCTACTTTGTGTTTGTGGGTCTTACCCTCTTGGCGATAGGTTGGGTGTACATGATGGTTACGCAAAACGTTCCAGACTTCTTTTCAGTGGGATGGGAAGTTCGAGCCGCCATTTTTGCCTTCCTCTTCATCGGCATTATGCAGAAATTCCTTCGCAACCACGGCGGTGGTGCTTCGACCCCAACTTCTTTGAACCTCCAACAGCCATCACCCGAAGAGCCCGTGTCAGTCGTCACGAGCTACAAGGTAGAATTCCTTTAACCCTCAGCTTCGCTGTACTTTTTACAGTATTGCTGGTCAAATTCAGCCATAATCTTCTCGTGTGCATCCGGGTGGTTGATGAATGCATCGAGTTCCTTGAGCAAGCCGGGTACTGAATCATCCCGGTTTAGCTTGACTTCCACTTGCGTTTTTTCCTCAGCCATATACGGCTCCTTCTACTTGGTGGTTTTCCAAGTTCCTAAATCGAAATCACTGATACCGTTTTATTCTCTCGGCAGGGTTGGGAGTAGTTTCTGTTTTGTTGCGGTCGATAGGTGGCACCGTCCGCCCCTTCTTGAGTTCAATTTCCCGCTTACGAACGTCCGCATCAGATTCAACTCGGATGGTCTCTTCATTGATCCCCGGGCCTCCACGACGACGAGCCATAGCCTCAATCGCTCTTTTGCGTTCCTCAGCAGCCTCAATCTGCTGCTTCTCAAACTTCGCCATAAGTTGCTCGTGCCGGTCGTTCGCCAACATGCCATGGAGTTCCTTGAGCATACCTTCCCGCGTCTCTAAATTCTCTGCGTGAGCCCATCCATCATCAAGGTCAGGCTTGATTATCGGTCTGACAAGAGTCTCCCACGGCTCCATACTATTCGCGACAAGCTGCCTAGAAGTTTTCTTCAAATCTGCTGCAAGAGGGTCTACGCTTTTGCCAGCCATCGGTCTAACTTGGAGTACCGCGTTCCAGCTTGCATCCAAGCGTGCTTTAGCTTGTTCTCTGTACACGCAGAGAGACGCCCACAAACGAGCATGGTCGGAAGGTACTAGGATTTTCATACTTTTCCCATCCGGCAATTCTATGACTCGATTTTCAAATGATGTGAGCCGGGAGCCTTGTCCGTGCCAAAGATTCTCTGAGGTAAATGTGCTCGTGAATGCTGATATGTAAGGGAAAAGAGAAACGTCGTAATCAGACATTTTCTGAACCAGCATAACCAGATTACGAAACTCTAATGGACTCAAATCCTCTATCTCAGGACGAGTTAGAGTTGTAGCCAAAGAAAGCACCGTTACAAGATATTCGTTGGAATCAAATAACCACCGAGATAGCCGCCGTCTCTCTGTGTAATGAATCCCCCTCACCCATCCGACTTGTTGTCCCTCGACCAACATAGGTCGGATACGAGCCCCGACCTCAAGGAGTTCATCGCAGTTATCCACCACAGCCGTTCGAACAGTTTGAATGTACTCACTGGGAACTTTCTGAGAGGCACCCTCACTTATTTTCCGCATCAGGTCTACACCCGATGGAAGAAGGGGTTTCTTCGACATTGCCGCAGCGGCCTTGAGTTCAGATTTACTTACCATGCTCATCCTCGGTAGCCACTACAGCCCCACGGAAGCCACCCTCTTTACGTTGAGCAGCAACAAGAATCTGTCGTTCGAGATTTCTAGTCTCGGCGATTTCTTGCGGTCCAAACTTCGATTCCATATCTCGAATCGTCTTATCGTGGATTGCATCCTCATCGTTCTCATCCAACTCAATTCGCTTAGTGTACTGAGATGGCTCTGGAGCACAATACAACTTGGACGTGGTGAACTTCCGGGCTGGAGGAAATGAAGCACGCCAGATTTTGAATACTCGTTCCACGATAGCGGCTGGAATGGCGTCCATTATACGCATGGATTCTTCGAGGTTTTTGGGTTTTATTCCCGAAACTTCCAGCAGAGAGTTAGCCAATATGATGCGCTGTGGGTCCTTCCCTTTTTCAAACTTGATAGCGGCATGTTCACGCCAGCGCATTCGTTTGAACTGAAAGGTATACTTCAGAAGCTTAACTTCGACCTGCTCTAACTGTTCCATACACCGATTGAACCGAAAGCCCATTTCTCCAAAATCACTGGCAACCCACAGCCAGAAAAGTCAACACACCACGAAACCAGTATTAGTGGTTATTCGGGTACGTACACCCCGGACGCAACACTACGGTAGGCGGTTACCCCATCACCGCCTCCTCTTTCAAACAATGGTGGGGAGAGAAAACATGAATGGGGAACACCAATAATGCCAGCTTACCTTACTGAGATGTTGTATCGTCTCTGTACTAAAGACCTGTACTCATTCTTCCTACAAAACAAACCGGGCTTCCTCTGGATAGCTCGACGTTGGATTGATGGTGACAGAGACGAGACCGCCAATCTCCCCACCTTTCGGGCAGTGATACTCCACTATCAGAAACGTGGTCGTGCTCCGGGAAGTGTAGATGCTCTACGTCAATATGTTGTTGAAAACCCCGACGAGATAAAAGAGTTCAAACAGATTGCAGGGCTCAACGACAATATCCACGACCTAGAAGAATACACTTCAGAGATTACTCTGGATGACAACCTACTATTTGATACTCTACTTTCGACCGCTCGGAAGAAATGGATTATCAACCAATGCAAGGTGGCGATGAATGTTGCCAATGGTGGTGAAACACCAGACAAGATAAAGGAGGCTGGGCCAACAGCGGCCATCCGGTGGCTTCGGGGGGAGTTTACAAAGGATTTCACACTTGAAGCCCCCGCTATTGCAGGTATCCTTCACGAAAACGTAGGTAAGATTCGTCAAGGTTTGGTCGAGCGTTTGACCGACGACCGAGGCGACCGCTTTCCCATCGGCCTTCCACACATCGACAACTGTGTGACAGTTGGCAAGCAGAACCTTCGGTTCATCGCCGTTCTCGGCATGAGCGGCGACGGCAAAACGACGCTGACAAACTACATCTGCTACAACTGGCTGCGACAAGGAGCCCACATTCTCTATTGCTCGACGGAACATAGCCCCACCGAGATTTGGGAGTTCATGGCATTCCTGCACCAGTCGCATCGTGACTACGACGATTTCACACTACCCTCACTAAATGACTGGGAGGGTGAGAAGAGCAGAGTAACACCGGACGATCTATCCAACATGAATCGGATTCTGAACGATATTCAGAGTCGCAAGAATCTACCGGGCCTTCTCGATTGCCAGCAGTTTCGCGACTGGGAAAGCATCATCGACTACCTTAACCAGAACCATAAAGCCAACAAGTACGACATCCTCATTGTCGATTATCTCGGTCGCCTCGATGTGCCGGGGGATACACGCTTTCGTGACCAAGCGATGAAGAAACTGGTGCATGACGTGCAAGGGCTCACGCGCTCGTTTGACGGTAACAAGGGGCTCATCGTCCTCACACCTATCCAAGTCAACCGCGAAGGCAACAAGAAGGCACAGAAGGCTGAGGAAGGCGAAGCACGCTACGATCTGAACGCCATCAACACTGTCTCTGAGTACCAACACGATCTTGACTTGTGTTTATCCGTATGGTCAAACGACGACATGAAGATGGGCGACCAGATTGAGATTCAGCAGATTAAGCAGCGGAGAGGTCGCCGTGCGCCGACTAAACGAATGTTGTTGAAACAATCCAGCGGAGCGTTTGGATACCTTGAAACTGAAACACAGCCGGTTGAAAGTAAGCTGACCGCCGAGTCAATTGGGGCCTTCAGTGGTGAGGAGATTGGAATCTAATGGCAAGCAATAAACGCAAAGTTAACCCTGACAATCTACCTTACTTCCCCTTCTATGCGGCGGCGTGGATTGGGTCAGGTACTGTAGATGAAATGAGCATGGCAGAGCGTGGAATTTACAGCACGTTGATGGCCTATAACTGGCTTCTCGGGGACATCCCTTGGGACATAAAAGGTGTTGCAAAGCTTCTGCACATCCACAACACAGTTGCTGAAAGGTTTCTGAAGAAGTTCGGAATACTTGCTGTAGAAGTGCAGAAGGGTTGCAGAAGATATTACTTGCCACACCTATTGAATTTCTCAGAAACAGTGGGAAAAAGTAAGGGTCGTCCTCCTATAGATAAAGGAGATAAAGAAGATAAAGAAGATAAATCAATAAATCAAGAGGATGGGAGCGGGGATTCTCCAATCCCAACGGAGGTAGATGATGACATCGTTTAGAGAAGACATCGCCGCCGCTGAGTGTGCAAGTCACTTCAAGCAATTGATGCACATTACTGTACCTTGCAAAGGTTGGATTAAACTCTCCCGCTCTCTGCTGGATGAGCACAACCTTACCCCGGACGAACTCAAAGCGTTTATGGTTTGGGCTGCAACTAAGAATGTCTCAGACACTCCTCAGTTCAGTTCCGTCGATTACTTGGCGAAGGCTAAAGACCCTCTAGTCTCTTTGGTGAAAAATGCCCCCGGCCTCATCAAGGTGTGGCACAACCAACAAACACGACGGACCGGAAGGAAAGTTTTTTGGAAGGGTGAATTGAATTGTCACATCTGCCGTGGTGATGGTTATGTTGAACCCGTGCAAGACGACAAGCCCGGTGCCAAGAAATTAACTCCGTGTCCCAACTGCAAGTGTGGTTACTATCTCATGCCCGAACGTCGGCTGGTTTCCGACGTGGATTTGACTAAGTACGAGAAGTTCACTGGGGTAGTTGATGAGTGATTTTCCATTACAAAATAGAAACTTCATTGGTATTGAGAAAAGTAACCACAAAAGCCGTGAACCATGGAGTATGAAACTTCAGTCTTACTGCGAAATCAAGAATCGACTCAGAATCGCTAGTGAATGGAGTCCTTCAATTCCTAATCTAATTACGTCGCTGCTTATTTCTTCGCGACAAACAACCCGAACATTCAACTCTAAGGAAACTGTCACACTATGAGTAAGGTAAAATTGTCTCGGTGCTATGTGTATCTTCACAGGCATCCAGTTACAGGAGAAGTAGTTTACATTGGAAAAGGCACAGCCGGTAGGGCTTGGGCCTGTGGGACATCAACTAATGCCAAACACGGCAGGGGGACTCGAACCCCACAACATCAAAAATGGATTGAGTCACTGCTCGATCAAGGGTATACACCCGCAGACTTTGTAGTCATTGTAGAGCGTGGGTTGGATTCAAAGACTGCCCTTGTTTTGGAGTTGGAACTAACTGAACAATACAAAATTACAAACACACTTTTCAACGTGATGTGCTATGGCACAACTAAACTGGCTGTGCTTACTCCTGAACAACTTAAAAAGGCTAACGGGCTCCGTGAAGAGTTTGCTACGTCCTACTCGAAAATTGCACAGCAGGTAGGTGCGACTACGATGACTGTTTGGAGGGCGTTAAACAACAAAACCAAATCTTACTCGGAGGAGTACACGAATGCCTAAGTACAAGATGTCCGCTTATTCGGAATACATACATAAAAGCAGATATGCAAGGTGGATGCCTGAACTGGGAAGGAGAGAGAATTGGGACGAAACCGTCCACCGCTATATTTCATTCTTCGCTCCACGCATTCCAAAATCTGAACGCGAGACCATTTCACAAGAACTAGAAGATGCCATCCTCGGCATGGAAGTTATGCCTTCTATGCGTTCCTTGATGACAGCCGGGCCTGCACTTGAAAAAGACAACTGCGCTGGCTACAACTGTTCTTATATCGCTGTGGACGACCCACGGGCTTTCGATGAGGCGATGTACATTTCCATGTGTGGTACCGGCGTAGGGTTTTCTGTTGAGCGTCAGTACGTCAACCAGATGCCTGTTGTTGCGGAGAACTTCTATCCGACCGACACCATCATCAAAGTCAAGGACTCCAAGATTGGCTGGGCTAATGCTTTCCGCCAACTCATCGCTTTACTCTACGGGGGTTCCATTCCAAAGTGGGACATTTCACAAATTCGTCCCGCTGGCTCTATCCTCAAAACATTCGGTGGTCGCGCATCTGGGCCTGAGCCACTTGAACAACTTTTTCGCTTCACTGTTCGTCTTTTCCAAAATGCGGCGGGTCGTAAGCTGACTTCAATCGAGTGTCATGATTTGATGTGTTTTGTCGCTGACATCGTGGTCTCTGGTGGAGTTCGCCGGTCGGCGATGATTTCTCTTTCCAACCTTTCCGATGAACGTATGCGGAATGCTAAGAATGGTCAATGGTGGATTGAGAATGACCAGCGTCGTCTTGCCAACAATTCAGTAGCCTACACTGAAAAGCCTGAGATGGGCACATTCATGAAGGAGTGGTTCACTCTCTACGAATCCCGTTCTGGTGAGCGTGGTATTTTCAATCGTGAGGGAGCCCGTAAGCACGCTGCCAAAAATGGTCGTCGTAAGACGGAAGGTATCGACTTCGGTGTTAATCCCTGTGGTGAAATCTTGTTGCGTCCCAAAGGCTTCTGTAACCTTACAGAGGTCGTCATCCGCCCGGAGGATACCAAGGCTAGTATCAAGAAGAAGATTCGCAAGGCGGCGATTCTAGGCACCCTACAGTCCACTCTCGTGGACTTCCGCTATCTCCGTAAGGAATGGCAGCGTAATGCTGAAGAAGAACGTCTCCTCGGTGTGTCATTTACCGGCATCATGGACAACAAGATGATGGCGACGAACGGACCAGAACTGGCGAAGTTGCTGGATGAGTTCCGCGAGTATGCCATTGAAATCAACAAGGAGTGGGCTGAAAAACTGGGTATTAACGTTGCAGCGGCCATTACTTGTATCAAACCTTCAGGCACTGTAAGCCAGTTGGTTGATTCTTCTTCAGGCATTCACACGCGGTTTGCTCATTACATCGAGCGTGCAGTTCGTGAAGATCGGAAGAACCCAATCGCTGCTTTCATGAGGAGTGTGGGGGTTAAATGTGAGCCAGATGTTACCAAACCCAACGACATCGACGTATTCTACTTCCCGTTGGTGTCCCCGGATGACTCCATCTGCCGCAACGACCTCAACGCGATTCAGCAACTGGAACTGTACCTCACATACAAACTTCATTGGACTGAGCACAATCCAAGCTGCACTATCTACGTTCGTGAATCAGAGTGGCTCAAGGTTGCTTCATGGGTTTTCGAACACTTCGATGCAATCGGTGGGGTTAGTTTCCTTCCATTTTCAGACCATATTTATAAACAGGCCCCCTATACTGAGGTTACAGCAGAAGAGTATGCAAATCTTTTGGCGGAGTCTCCATCACAAATTGATTGGAAAGGTCTTACAACTTTTGAGAAAGAAGATCAGACCACAGGAATGAAGGAGTTTGCTTGTTCGTCGGGGACGTGCGAGTTAGCCTTGTAGTGGAAATGTTTGTGAACTATGGAACTCTTATGTAGAGGGTTCTAAAATGAATGAAACCAATAATGCGGTAGAATCTACATGTGGAATCTACCGCATCTTCCTTATAGGAACAGACCGCAGTTACGTGGGTCAGGCAAAGAACATAGACCATCGTTGGTACGACCACAAACGCACTCTTCTAAAGGGCACCCATCATGCTAAGAAGCTGCAAAGAGCGTGGAATAAATATGGAGAAGAGAATTTCAAGTTCGAAGTGTTAGAAGTCTGTCCTTGCGATGCTTATCTTCTACTCAACCGAGAGCAGCATTGGATGGATACCTTACAGGCGTACAAACGAGGGTTCAATTGCTCTAAGAGTGCTGGGCTGTCCACTTTGGGGGTAACACACTCATCAGAGACAAAAGCAAAAATTTCAGCTAAAGCTAAAGGGCGAATAACCTCAGATGAGACTAAAGAGAAGCTTCGTCAGAGGATGAAGAATAGGGTGTTTTCAAAGGAGCATCTTCAGCATTTATCAGAAGCGGGTAAGAAACGAATGAGCGGCTCCCCCGATAAATTGAAATTGGCTCAATGGTCTAAAGAACATCCAAGGTATGGTGATTCCCACCCTTTATTTGGCAAACATCACTCAGCTAGTTCAAAATTGAAAATGTCAGAGTCCACCAAAAAGTACCATAAAGACCACCCAGCCACTCCTGAACTCAAAGCCCTTCGTTCCAAGAATGCCAAGGGTTTGTTCAACCCCATGTTCGGAAGAACCCATTCTGAAGAAACCAAAGAAAAAATACGTCAAGCACGACTAAAACGAGTATCTAGGATGTAGCTGGAGAGGTTGAATGGAAACCAGTTTGCATTTTGTAATCACCACCGTTGAAGGCAA